GGGACTGGGACGATGATTAGTTCTTCTAATGGAAAGAAGTATACTACACGGAGAAATTACAGAATACATATAAAGTCCTACGATACAGATAAGTTGGCAAATTTTATTCAACCAAGAAAAGCAGCTCTCTTAGACCCAGCTAAGAAGAGAGCAAATCATGGTGTGTTCAAAGATAATGAGTATGGTAACATATGGTATGTGAGAAGTATTCAACAGTTAGAAGATATCACAGATAATTATGAAGAACAGTTTATGTACGATCTCGAGGTAGAAGAAGATCATAGCTATATTGTTAATAATATAGCTGTCCATAACTGCTTCCCTTATGCAGAACTAGATGAGAGAACTGGGAAATTCAGCAGAGTGATCGTTCATAATCCAGATTACGTGCGGGTTCGAGCGAATGTACTAGCAGATGAACCAGTAATCAGTTTACAACCTGATGATGTACTCAGACGTATAGTGATGTCTAACAGGGTAGAAGATAGACAATTACGACAACAGCTAGATCCCACCATTCAGCACTATATAATGAAGAATGAGAACATACCTCTAGACAACTTTAATGTAAGTCATTTAAAGATGATGTCTTCACCTTATGATCTAAGAGGTACAAGCATCATAACTTGCGTTTTTAAAGACCTGATGTTATACGATAGAATACGTGAAGCCAAGTTCGCACAAGCTGACAACTTCATTAACCCTATTACGTTAGTAAAGCTAGGTGATGAAGCAGGGCAGTATAGACCTACTGATGCAGATCTTCAGGAGTTTCAAGAAGCATTTGAGGAAGCACAGTATGATCCTGACTTCAAACTTATCACACACGGAGCAGTAAGTGTAGAGAAAGTATCTAATGCAGGGACAACTTTAGATGTCACTGCTGATTTAGATCTTATATTGAAGAATATAATGATGGGTTTATTCACGCCTGAAGCTGTTATCAGTGCTGAAGGCCCGACGTACGCTACTGCCTCTGTAGGGTTAGAAGTATTACAAGATAGGTATTTATTATTCAGGCAATTATTAGAGAAGTGGTTAAAGCTAAAGATTTTTGCTCCTATTGCTAAGATTCAAGACTTCTATAAGTATGAGGATGGTAAGAAAAGGTTAATCATTCCTGAAATCAGGTGGAACAAGATTAACTTAAAGAACACCTCAGATTATGTTGCTACTGTAGTAGGATTATTAGAAGAGCATGTAAGTACACAGACGTTGTTCGAGATCCTAGACTTGGACTATGGTGAAGAAATTACAAAGCGTCGTCAAGAGATGATAGATAAGTCAATACTGGAACGTGAATTAAGTGCACTTCAAGGGATGACAGTAGAGAACCTGAGATCTATGGATCCTGACAAACCTATCTCTGTACCTCCAGGAGTAGCATTGTTACCTGGTGAAGTAGCTGAACAAGGTGGAGGTGCTGGAGGGGATCTAGGAGATCTACTACAAATGCCGGCTGGAGCGCCAGTAGGTGGCGGTGGAGAGATAAACGTAGGGGAGCCTCCACCTACAGGTGATAGTGCAGCTCCAGAATTAGAAGTCTAGGGATTTGGCAATCTTTTTGTAGAGGCTATTTATGGGGAGACTAATATGAGGATAGCAGTAGCAGGATGTATTAGAAAGCTAATCAAACAGCAACAAGGTGCAGATCATACACTAAGGACTTTAAGAAGGATAGCACGTTCTTTAGAGCTCAGTCAAGAGGTTCCTCCTCAAGAGAAGTTAGATGCTGTAAGGCAGAGATATCAGCTGTTTGGAAAGATCGAATTATTACATAAAGAATTTATAAGAGCTTATCAGGATGGTTCATTAGACAAGCTAGGAGAAAAAGTCAAAGAGGAGTTAAAGAACACGTTTGATAGTCTTATGCAAGTAGTAGGAAATGCTAAATCTGGATTAGAAGAGATCTCTGAGACTCCTCTTTAATTAATCGAGGTTTCATAATGTACAAGAAAATAGTGGTAGCAAGTGATTTAAAGGTATTAGATGTTAATGATAGGTGTCCTTACTGTAGTCGTAAGAGAAGCACTTTACAAGCTATGGGTATGAAACATTGTTGTGAGGAGGGTAGAAGATGGAAGTCATCACAAGGTTCGCAGCAGAGACAGACGAATTAGAAGTAACGGAAGAAGATTTCGCTAACATTGATCTTGCTGACTTAGCAGAAGTAGCTGCAGGGAAATGCAACAAGATGGACTTACATAGAGCCAATCTATTCTACCAGCCCTCATTCTACCCTGTCTCTATTGCAAATGCACCGACAGGATATAGCGGTCAGTTACCAGGTTTTAAGATATTCCGTTACTCTGGTACGCTAGGTCCTAAATTTGAATGGAAGACGCGAAGAGCTTTATATGCATTAGGAAAAGAGACGGCTAGTTTAACTAGTTTAGACTTTATCAAGGTGCAAGGCCCTCAGGAGCAGCGACAAATAGTTGAGTTACCTACAGGGCAGAAAGTAGAGGGATGTTTCCTCTTTACAGAGGATGACTTAGCTAATCACTTAAACTGGCTAGAGAGTAATACAGATCAGCTGCCCACTAATCAGCAAAGACGTCCCAAAGAGGTGAGACAACCTACCTACTCATGGCGTGGTACTAAACGAAGACTAATGCTATATAGTGGATTGTCTGCTGAAGATATTGAGCGTGCTCGAATGGGTGAGCCTGATCCTAGTCTAGCTATAGACGAAGACTTAATAGTATCTCCTGGACAGGAATTAATGCCAGGAGAGGTAGCAGTAACGTCTTTGCAACCTGAACCTGGTCGACCAGTACGTACTATAGTACCAAGAGGACCTTCCAAAGCATTCTTTAAGAACGCTACTTTATTCTTGACACAGCTACGTCGTGAGATAAGAGAGCTAGCAGAGGTAGCGCCTGTACTATCAGCATACTCATTAATATCTGTTGCTGCCCGTGAGTGGAAAAAGGCTCCTTATGGAGCTCCTCGTGGACACGATGAGTGGAGTGGATTCTGGCAAGATAATGTGAGTCAATACCAAAGCTTTGCTACTAGAGGAGCTTTAGACCCAGCTATAGAGAGTATATTGGGATCTCCAAAGTTTGATAAGTTGTCAGAAGCCGATAAAAAGAAAGTAAGGAAGGAGATCACTGAGATCTGCAAAGCGAATGTGGATCAAATGACAGTCTCAGGGTCTAAAACGTCAGAATATCTATCCCGACGTCTAACACGTTTAGCTAGAGTAGGTCGATTGATAGTAGGTGAGATAGCGTTCCCTGATCCCGAGGGTAGTACTACTGAAGATATGATATATGATAGTCAAGGGAGAGTATATAGATCTTTGCAAGAGGCTATGAGAGCAAATATGATTAATCTGCAGAGACAGCTTGCTGCTGACTTAACTCATCTATTGGATCAGCTAACATATGGATATTCTACTGCTGCACTTGCTAATGATGATGTACTAGAATTTGCTACAGAATTGAGTGACTATGAACCTGATCAAGCTGAATCTAAGATTCATAGTGTATTTGGTCCAAGCTCAACTACTACGAGTAACTGGTTTATAGATGTTGAGAATAGGAGAGATCAATGGGGACCAGAAGAAGGTGCTATTCCAATAGCAGATTATGAGACAGAAGACTATACCTCAGCGACCAATTACGAAGAAGATAACTTAGTTTCTGGTGGTGTGGTAGAGACAGAGAACTTAGACGAGGCTCCTAATATTATAGAATTCCCATTAGACCAAGTTGTAGGTGAGAGTCCAGAGGAACAGGAGTTAGAGGAGTTTGAAGAAGAGCTGGAGGATCAAGAGTTCCCAGAGGACTTAGAGGAAGAGCTAGAAGACCAAGAGCAAGTATTTGAGCAGCGAGAACAACAGATAGAGTTGGATCAAGAATTAGAGGAAGTACAAAACGAGACTGAGGACAGTGAGCAATTAGAAGAAGAGCTAGAGGAATTAGCAAGAGCTGCTCGTCAACAGAGAAGACGTCAAAGGATCTCAAATATATCAGGGAGGCGAGAGCGATGATTATAAAACAGGCTAAGATAGACATTGTATCTCAATTTGATGATAAAGCTGAGACTAGTAATGACGAGACTGAACAGCAATTTAAGTTACTTGTACAGCGTTTAAAGAAAGTAGCTCCTAAGTCAGAAGACTTCTTATACTTCGTAGCAAGAAGCATAACTGCTATGGAAGCTGCTAACTTTGATGAGAATGGGAATCTAGTTGGAGATGGATACATAGGTACTGATGGAGCCTGGCACTCGGAGTCTGGAATAGAAGCATATTTGAATCAGAACGGTGATGCATTCCCTGAAAGAGAGTTACTAGCATATTTACCTGACTTAAAGAAGTATGCGTATCAGACATTCATAGGAAGAGGGCTGTTCGTCAATCATAAGTCGGAGGACGCGGAACAGCTGCGAGGAATTATATTAGACGCGAGTTGGGTACCTGAAGGTAAGTATGTTGATTTATTAGTTGCAGTAGACCAGAAAAGTTATCCAGAGTTAGCACGACAAATAACTGCTGGGTATTCAAACAGTGTATCTATGGGTACACAAGTACAATTTAGTATTTGTAGTATATGTGGACATAGGTCCACTACGGAAGAGGACTTTTGCGATCATATAAGGTACAAGAAGGGACAATTAGTAGACGGGAAGAAGGCATATGAAATAAATAATGGACTTAGTTTCATAGAGCTAAGTGTAGTAAGCACAGGTGCAGATCGGCAAGCTCGGATAAAACAGATATTAGCGGAATTACATGATAAAGACAAAGGGAACAGATTAGAAAAATTGCAAACCAGAGTGCAACAGTTAAGGGGAAGCGAAAGGGTAGATTTGATTAAAACTGCAGGAGGTCCTGATTCAATGAAGTTAAATTTAGAAGAGAGACGCAAGAAAAGGCAGTCTTACTTTCAGGGCAACACAGATGTAAAGGATCCAGAAGTAACAAATGATCCTAATGCAGCCGGACGCCCAGGGGAGATTACTTATCCTGCGATGAATCCACAAGATACGAAGAAACCTGTTCGAGAAACAGAACAGAAGAAATCTGAACAAGAAGAGAAGGAGACTGCAAAAAAGATACAGCAGACTCCTAGTGAGAAGGAGCGTTTGCAGAGAGCAGATGCTCAATCAAGGAGGACAGCAGAGATGGACAAGAAGAAGTTAGAAGATAGAGCCTCCAAAAGGAGAGCCTACTTCCAAGGTAACACTGATGTAAAGGATAAAGCAATAACAAACGACCCTAACGTGGCTGGACGTCCAGGAGAGATGTCTTATCCTGCGATGAACCCACAGGACACTAAAAAGCCAACTCGTGAAATTGAACAGAAGAAGTTCGAACAGGAAGCAACAGCTACAGCAAAGACTATAACACAAGACCCTTCCATCAAGGAAAAACTACAGCGAGCTAGACTACGTGCTAGGTTTACTCCTAACACTGATGATAGAAAGCTTTCTACTTGGTCAATATTTGCTGGCGACGAACCAATCCTAGAGGTTACCGCTGATCAGATCTTTGGTGAGCAACTGGATGAAGTAGCTGATACAGAGAAACCAGAAGATGGTTCTAACTGGGATTGGGTAGCTTCTAAAGAGTATGGTCTAGAGGTAATCAAAGCTATCAGAGAGCAAGGTTTCGAAAAGGTTGCAGCTCTACTGAGAGGTCCAATGACAAAGGAAGCACAGGAATCAGTAGAAATCAACATCGAAGAGGAACCAGAAGCTGAAGAGCTCGAAGAGCTTCTAGAAGAGGAACCAATAGAGGAAGACATTGAGCCAATCAGTGCTCAAATAGAAGCAGATATCGCTGAACAGCTTGACACCATTGAAATGGCTGCCGGTGCTATCCGAGGTCTCCTAGACGTTACTGAGTCTGGAGAGGAAGAGCCTATAGATGAGGAACTTGCTGGTGCAGCTGATGAACTAGGTGAATTCGAAGACGAGTTCGCTAATCTAGCACAAGCAACTGCTGCAGCTACTGCAGCGAAGGATATCAAAGGATTAAAGGTTATTGCCCAGGCCTTAGACGAAGCCAAGTCTGATCTCGATCAGCTTGTAATAGAGGTAATAAACCCTAAAGTAGCTGAAGAGGAAACTACTGCTTCTGAGGAAGCTGAAACAAAAGAAGCAGAGGTTACTCCTGAGGAAGCTGAAACAAAAGAAGCTTCTGAAGAAGTCGTCGAAACAACTGCTAAAGTAGAGGAAGAAGTCACTGAGGCTTCTAAAGAGGAAAAGGTATTGAAAGCACGTCAAGCACGTCGAAAAAAGATGGTAGAGGGTGGAGATGGTGGTAAGAAGTATGATGTATCACCTTTCCAAATGAAAGACCTTGTAAACCAGGCACACGCTGAAAAGAAGAAGGAAATAGCACCTGCTACTGGAGACGGTGGAGTTGTAGAAAATATATACGAAGAGCACGAAAAAGTGCTTGACGTAGCAACTAAGACTCCAAAAGGTGAAATAACTGCCAAGGATAAAACTCCTAAGAAAGCTGAAGGCGCTGCAGGAGATCCAGCAGCAGCATCTTATTATAAAGAGATGTGGAAAGACATAGGTCCAGAGGGTGCTGAGTTCGCTCAGGGTCTTGTAAAAGATTATGAGACAAGTGCTAAGAAGAGTTCTGCTACTATTAAAGAGACAAGACTTAAAGTGAAAAGAGCCTACGAAGTAGCTATAGATATGCAGGACAAGGGTCTTCTTGCTCCTGGTAGAGATGCTCTGAACGCACAAGTCGATGAGTTGATGAAATTTGATGATCAAGGATTTACTGCTTTCCAGAAGGCTATAGCCAATGTTAAGGCAAGTGCTAAAACAGCTACAGCTGGTAAGACAGTGCGTCCAGGAATTATTGATCGTGAAGTCGGTGGAATTGACGACCAACTCAAGAATCTACCATGGACGTAGAACTACTAACTAGAGCTCAACGTGAGCTGCAACAATATATACGAGAGGTTCGTCTTCGAGAGGAGGGAGCCTCTCGTATTAATAAACTAAAAGCTGCTACTAGTGTAGCTCGAGGTTTAGATTATATCTTAAGTCAAGAGTATAAGATCAGACGTGAGAAACGTTTAAATCAAGTAAGAGCTACAGTTAGTAAGTTGAGCGAAAGGGGTAGATCAAATGTACAATGAAGAGAATATTAAAAGTTTACTAGAGAGACTAGGGAGCATATCAGACTTTGTAGCTCTGTGTACAAACTCTTTTGGTAATGAGGTAGACTCTGATAAGCTACAACAGGCTGTATCTAAATATTATAAGTCACAATCAGCAAACTCTTTACAAGCTATTCACAAAATACTACAACCAGCGATAGAAGATAAGATGCAAAGAATGATGGAGAGAGCAGCAGCAGAAGAGAATGATTATGAGACCGAAAGAGTAGCTGATGGGGTATATAAGTTTTACGGAAAGACCTCTCTAGCACAAGGAAACCTACCTGAGACTGTATTTGCTGCTAATCCTTCCTACATAGGAGTATATACTGTGACAGCTAACGAGGACACAGTTCCCACATGTACATGTCCAGAATACCTATCAAGGATGGCTCCATTTAGTTTACCATGTAAACATATAGTCATGCTCCAGAATAAGAAAGGTAAGCAGGTTATATCTCACCTAGTACAAACAGCGAATAGCTTAGACCAAAAGGGTTACGAACAGCAAGCTGACGAGCTAGACCATATCCTTACTCACTATAGTTCACTAGCACGTTATGCTCAGAGTGCTGCTACCAAAAGTTGGCTACCTAAACTTTTAGATGTAATCAAACCTATTCTAGGTGGGAAAGAACCTAAGCAAGTAGTATTAGAATTGGTAAAGAAGCTAACTGAGAAAGGTATAGCTAATGTAGAGCAATGGCTACAGCAGCCTGAGAATCAACAGAAAATCACTGAAATGATTCAGCAAGTATTCCAGAAGGAACAACAAAGAGTCCAGGCCACACATAGGACGTTAATCAAGATGGCAGATCTCCTAGACAAGCAAGGAGAGTTAGCATCAGCTGATGAGGTAGACAGATTATTAGAGATGTTAACAGAAGGTACTCTTGATGAAGAGGAATATGCTTGTAGTGGTCTTATTAAAACAGCTATCGAAGATGAATGTCCAGTGTGTGATTATGATCTTACTTACGAAGACCTATGTCCAAGATGTGGGTGGATGAGAAACGCTTGTACAGATTGTGGTACACCCACAGTAGCTTTAACATGTCCAGGTTGTAAAGGTCCTATAGGTATAGTTAAACGTGCAGGTATACTTGGTCCTCTAGCAGGAGGAGCTTTAGGAGCAGGAGCAGGATTAGCTGCTAGCTTAGCAGGTGCAGTACCCTCAGTAGGTCCATTGGGATTATTAACAGGTCCAGCTGCAGCAGGTATAGGCGGATTATTAGGAGCAGGCGCAGGAACGTTTGTAGGTCACGAATTAAGTAAAGATGACAACAAAGCATCTCTTGATAAATTAATCAAGATAGCGAATGAATTAGAAAGTAAAGATGCTAAGGCAGCTGCTGCTATTAGAAGGATTATAGGAGAAGCACAAGTAGGACAACCATGTGTATTCTGTGGTACACCTTATGATGAAGAAGGCGTATGTGAGACATGTGGTGCGTTATCACCATTACACAAATGTGGTTGTTATAATATAGACGCTGCTTGTACTAAATGTGGTAATCCTTTAGGTGAAATGCAACGTAACGCATGTTCAGGTCAACTTACGAAGTATGCTATCGCACCTGCTGCTATAGCAGAGATGGCAGCTGCGATCCCTGGTGTAGGTGAAGCTGTAGGAGGAATAGGTGAAGGTATAGGTCAAGGATTAGCAGAAGCCATTCCTAAAGCAGTAGAGAGAGTTCCTCAGGTGCAAGAGAATTTCTACAAACATGTATTATCACTCTAGGAGGTGTCCAGTATGAATTGTCCAATGTGTGAATGTCCAATGAAAGATGGAGTATGTCCAGGATGTGGTTGGATAACCAACTCCTGTCCAGTTTGTCGGGCAAAAGACATAAATTTGAAGTGTGGATGTGGTACTGGCATGATGGTCAAGCGTGCTGGTATAGTAGGACCCCTCCTTGGGGGATTAGGTGGATTAGCTATAGGAACAGCTTTAGGACATCCATTCCTAGGAGCTGGAATTGGTGCAGGTACAGGTTATGTAGGGGAGAAGTTATTGAACTCACAGATAGCGAATGAACTAATAAAGTATGCTGACCAATTAGACAAAGAAGGGAAAACAGCTGAAGCTGATAGGATAGATATTTTAATAAAGCAGGCCTATTCTCAACATCCATATTTACAAGAGTGTAAAATATTAACAGGCTGCTGTCCTGGATGTGGTGCCAACACTGGTAACATAGACAGAATGTCAGTCACTGGTGAATTATTGAAATATGCTGACCTCTTACGTGAAGGTGGAGGTTTACAGCAAGCATTTGATCAGATAAAAGAACAAGCACAAGGTGCTGTTCAAAATATGATTGGTGAAACAAATGAAGAGGCTGAGTAAAAGACAGACTGCTATTCCATCTGTAATTAGTCCTAGATTTTGGGGAGGTTTCCTAGGTCATCTACTGGGTCGTTTAAAAGATAAGATAACACCTAAAGTGATGAGGGAGTACTCCCAGAAAGTAAAAGCCAGAAGGCAGCAACAGACTAATTACTCTCAACAAGAAGAGCAAACGTGGAGTGAAGTATTAGGTAAGCTAAGTAGAGACATTGCTCTTTCAGATAAGGATTTGCAATTTGTAGCCTCTGCTGGTGAATCTGTAGGTGAAGACTTTAGTGACTTCCTACAACGTACTAGTGAAACTGGTGAATTAACATATGAACCTGAGGAAGCTGCTGAGTTTCCTCGACTTGCTTCAAGGAGTAAATAATGGCTCTGAGGTTATTAGACGTAGGGTTAGGGCGTCCAACAGGAATGTTTGTTGTAGACCCTACTGTAGAATTTCAAGCAGGTATGATTGGTGGTCTTACTACTATAGGTGGAGATATAGTATGTACTGTATCTGATGGTGCGACGATACAACCTATGGGTATAATAGATGATATTAAAGCACAGAGTTTTCTAAGACCATCTACTAATGAAGCTGTAATCATAGCTGCCACTAATGATGGTAATGATAAAGCTGCAAGCTCAGTGTCGGGTGTATTAGATCATGCCACCATTGTAGAGTCATCATTTATTTCTGATGTTGATGTAGTATTAAACTATGTCAATGGAATCATTACTGTCCCAGCTGGAACAGACCTAAACTATGACAATGACAGTGATAATGTATACGATAGTATACTAGTCACCTGTTCATATACATATGAGGTATCAGACTTACCTGGCGACGATACCACATTAGGCTCTGGGAAGGTAACTGTATGGTATAGCCGAGGGTTCTTTGCCACGGATCAATACGACACAACCGTGTCTTATACGTTGAATGCAACTTTATACTGTGGCTCTGATGGAAAGCTAACCTCAACCTCTAATGGTCCTGGTATAGCTATGGTAACTGCTCCTCCATCAGCCTTAATTGCTGAACTTCAATTCTTATGGTTCTAAGTATGAAAACATAAAATGGACACGGTTATCGTATAAATTTGAAAGCCATAAAACAAATGTGAGGTGTTAATTTAAATGTCAATTGGAATAGTAAAAATATCAGATCAAGTAAGAGCGGAATTAGTAAAAGTAGCTGAGATACTAGACCAGCAAGGGGAAATCAGTCTTGCTGATACAGTAGATACAATTATAGAGGCAAGTATTCCTGAACAGGAAGAAGTAGAAGAACCGACCTCTGATACCATTGCTGTTAATGACATAGGTGTTTCTTTAGTCGAAGCGAGTGATAACTTAGATGCTTTAGGTCTAGAGGAACAAGCAGATGATATCGATGATGTTATAGACCAGTTAGCTAAGGAATGGCAACAGAATAATGAAGAGACTGAGCAGGACTCTGAACAAGAGTAATCTATCTCTATATAATATAAGAGAGCTAATAGATATTCTATTAGACAACTTATCAGCAGAGCGTAGGGAGCATATAATACGTAATGCTGTAGCTGATGCTATCTATGAAGAAGAGATTATAGACAGTTATAACAGAGACTGTTTACGTTTTGCGGAGCAGTTTGACTTCAGTGAACTCTCAGTACCAAACGTAGAGTTGTTACGTGAGCAGCTAATGAAGCTCTGCAAGTTACATCGTAATCAGAGTATACCAGTAAGTGAAGTATTAGATATAGTTATCTCCAACATGTCTGAAGAACAGATGGAGCAGAAAGCTAAGGATTGGCTATATGAAGAATGGTATTTAGACAATTCTAGTGGTGATAAACAAGCTTTCATTGATTCTTTAGATTCAACATACTGGGGGCTACGAGATGAGAGAGATTAGTTCTCTAGTAAGGCAAGCCAGTCAAGCATTATATAAACAAGGATACAGAAAAGAAGCAAAGTTACTGTTAAAGGCAGCTGCTGAACCTGATATCCCAATAGAGAAAGTTCATGATCGTTATATGTTCTCTACAACAGAGAACATAGATGACAAAGACTGGTTTCACACGAAGAGGGACAATACTATTCGTGAACAAGTTTTTAAGAGTCCCACTAAAATAACGGAGGAGCAGTTTAGAAACTGGTATGAACAGTGGGCTGATGTAACTCCTAGGGATGACATAGGAGTTTGGGTAGAGAATACTAGTGACGGCGGTACAATAGCGGTAGTGACTAAGATTGAGAAAACAGAAGAACAGGAAGTTAACTAAGTACGGAGGTGTTTTAAGTGCTGATAATCATGTACACAGATGACCGACAACCAGTTGGTTTCTATCCACCTTGTGACAACATAGGGGATTACGAACCTGGTTATGTTGGTTATTTAAGTTCAGTAGCTGGTGCTGGTGGTTATGCTGAGCAGACAGCAACAATGATTTGTGTAAACTTGCTTGACGCTCCAGTATTTACCACAGCAGCTGATGATGATGAATCATTTTTGTGCGGTGTGATCGATGATTCCACAACTGGTATCGACGGTGGAACTCTGTTGGGTAGTAGGCTTATTACCTACTCAGCGCCTGATAGAGAGACTCCAGCTTCGTATCCAGTAACACAGAATACTACAGCGGCCAGCGGACAAATCAGTTTATGGATGCATCAAGGTATATATGCGACGGACCAATACGATCAAAGTATTGACCCTTGGTCAGATCCTATAGATCTTGCATGCGGTGATCCATTGTATGCATTAAACGGGCAATTAACCTCGGACACTTTTGGTACAGGGTCTCGAGTTGCTACTTTCATAGAGTTTAGAACATCACAACAATTCGGAATGCGCGTGAGCGCCAATCAGCCAGACCAACTATTTATGATATTTAAATTTTATGGTCATGCACTGGCTAGTTAAAGGAGGTAAACTGAAGTGGGACCAACAGTAACATTTAATAGCAAAGGTGAATTGAATGCATGGAATAAGCAGGAAGCTATTCAACAACTGGTAAAATATGCGTCCATGCTAAGTGAACAGCCTTCTAACGTTGGTATTTCAGAAGAGCCCTCCTTTAGTGATAAACAAAGGGAAGCTTTGTTAAAGAAGGCTCTCACAACGCAAGAAGGTAAAGTGGCGTTAGGTCAAGCGATGGCCAACCCAATCAGACGAAACTTGGACTATCAGGGTGTCGGAAGAAAGGCTCTAGTCGTAGATCCTCTACCACAAGGTGCCCTGCCCATTTATGACAAAGATATAGACGTATTCGCTACCGTTGTTTCTAGCAATGGTGCAGTACCTGAGAGTCGTATAATGGGTGACAGACTGACAGTTCCAGAGTTTGAAGTTGTTAGTAATCCAACGGTAAGAATAGCTGAAGTTAAAAGACGTCGGTTTAATGTCATAGATCGCGCGCAACAGAAGGCTAAATATTGTCTGGCCTTATAAAATTCCACCAAATGCTGGAAACTCTTGAAGTGCTTAGGTACCTAATATATTAGAGTAATAATCTTAAGCATAGAAGACAATCAGCAGGAAAGACAATCTTAAGGAAATAGATCTTGTTAAAGCATCACAAATCTCTAGAGGGTGCATTAAGATACTTATACGAGACACTACAGTATAAAGATCAACAAGTAGCAGACAGATACGGATTTACAATAGAACAGTGTCATAACCTCAGAGAGAGATTTGGAATTAGTACTTATATTGGTAAGCAGCATAAGCTAACTTCCAAGCACCTAACAAAAGAAAAGCTAACAGAAGAATACTTAGTAAACTTCCTTAGTCAGAACGAGATAGCTAAGAAATATAATTTAACCGTAGGACAAGTTCACAGACTAAGATACAAATATGGTATTCAAACAGTAGAACCTTGGGAGAAGCATCAAATAGATAGTTTAACTTATCATGAGCAACAGATTATCACAGGTAAGCTTCTAGGTGATGGATGTTTACATATAGTGAGGCAATACAAGAAGACAAATGCTTCCCTATACCTAGAGCACAGTCAGAAACAAAGAGAATATATGTTCTGGTGCTATGATCAACTATCTAGACTGTTTACAGCTCAACCAAGACAACAAAGAAAGTACAGTCACAAAGCCAATAAGTACTATCATAGCTACGCTGTAACTTCTATACGTCATCCATTACTAACAGACCTATATCATAAATGGTATAATAGTGGTAGGAAGATAGTAGTAAGTAACATAAAGGATTTGTTAACACCTTTAGTATTAGCAGTATGGTATATGGATGATGGTGGTCTTAATACTCACCAAAGATGTAACGCTACGTTTGCTACATGTGACTTTACGACTCAAGAGAATGATGTGTTAGTAGATGTTCTAAAGTCTAAGTATGGTATACACTGTAATGTATGTCAACGTAATACTAATAGAACTTCACTTTGGTTGAGTATGGGTAATACAGAGAGATTAGTAGATATAATAAGACCACATGTAATATCTTCAATGCTTTACAAGATTGGAACTTTAGATTGAATCCTCAGAGACTATACGTGGAACACTTTAATAAGTGATGATATAGTCCAGCTCACATAGAGATATGTGAGAGGCCGCATATAATGCGGAAGAGACAAGAAATTCAAGCCCAAGAAGATGCAAACGTCTTCTCAGCGATCGACACAGCTAGTACAATCGAAAACGCTGCTCAGGTAGGATTTAACGGAATAGGTGGACGTCTGGGTAAGCTAGACTTACTATACCTGAAACAACAGATTGATAGATGGGATTTAGTAACTGCTAAGTTCTTCATGCACATCAACGAGTTTACAGATATTCTCAGTTGGGAAAATGCAGGCGGTATTTCTGATATTGACCCAGTAACTCAAAGAGAAATTCTGCAGACTGGATTGTATGCTAGGATTTGGGGTGCTGATATCATCGTTAGTAAGGTTGTGACTGCTGGAACAGTCTACGGATGCGCTGATCCAGAATTCGTAGGTGTTATGCCAGTAAGACAGGATATAGAAGTACTACCAGCGGATGAACCCAAACAGTTGAAACTGGGATGGGTTGTTTCTGAAATAATTGGTATAGGTATTGTAAACCCAAGAGGTACCGCCAAGATTTCCGAGACGTAGTCTGACGCTACTAATCTAGTCATAATAGCCTAC